TGGCCGGAGGGATAAAAGTTTTTGAACCAACGAAATAACCATCTACAAAAAGTTCCCGGATACCTTTGGCTGCACTCCAACGCATTGTCACACGTACCCATTCACTGGCTGTAACTGCCCCTGATGGACTACTGATACTATCGTTTGCAGTTCCAAAGTCCCACTTTATTGTTCCGTTAGAATCAAAGAACAACAGAAACCTGCCTGTGGATATATTCATCAAGAAAAAGGTATTATAATTCTGAACTATTTCCGGCTTGATTTTTATATCAATCGTTCCCTCGCTGGGGTTCAAAACTCCCGCGGTAGGTATGGACAATTCCTCATCATATGTGTAAACATTAACCCTTAATCCCTGACCGAATGCTCCCGGCTCAAAAACGGGGATACCAGAAATAGATGAAAACGAGGGCTGCACACCCTCTGTTATACGAAACCCCATGTCCGTATCTTCGATAATAACCTCTTCGCCCTCACCAGGTTTTTCCCCCGCAATGTTAAAAGAACAAGTATCAATCTCATAGGTCAGAGCTTTTTGTATCTCAAGCGTGCCGCGTTCGACGTCTTTCCAGCGGTCAACGCCGGCGAGAAACAGGTGACGGGCCATTATATGTCAACCCCCATTTTGTGTAGCGTTCTGATTAAGTCCTCCCCATCCTGAACGGTGATATAGATGTTGTTGCCACCTTGATGATAAATGTTGTTTGTGGAATAACTATTCGCCACGGCCGGCTGAAGTCTCCCCCGGGAAAGCATAGTCATTCGTTCGGGCAAAGCAAGGCGTGGCATAGTGTTTTCCAGTTTAGGCAAACTGCGCTTAACGCCTTCAGTCAACTCCCTGATAATCGCCGATCCCCAATCCCTGATGTACCGCAACGGCCCGCGTTTTGCCGGACTGTGCGGCATGTAGCTGTCAATCATTCCGGCAATAGACTCCATTCTTGCAATCAGCGCGGGCATCTGGCTGTCGATGCCCGCCATGAAATTATCCATGAGCGCTATGCCATAGTTCGTAGACCTGCCCACAAGGTCTTGGAATCGCTTGTGGATGTCTTGGATATTCTTCTCAGTATTCTTTCGAATTTCTTCGTTCTTCTTCTCCCATTCTTTTTTGTACTTTTCCAGCTCTTCCTTGGCTTTAGCCTGCATATCTTGAAGTTTTTGCGCCACTTCTCTTCGCTGCTGCTCCAGCTGGTTTGCCGTATCCCGCCGGATTTCATACAACTGACGATTCATTTCTTCCCGCTGCTGGGCAAGTTGTGCCGTGGCCTCTTCCCTCGCCTGTTCCTGCTTTTGCCTCCACAGGGAAGCGTATTCTTGTAGTTGTGCATCGGTCAGTGTCAGCAGCGCTGCAATCTCCGGTGCCGCCTTCGGCCCCATTTCCCGCAGTTCTTGAAGTAACCCAGCATCCAGGCCCCGGGCGGCTAACTCTGCTATGTTTTCCTGCCACCCCTCAAAAACTCTTACCTGGTCCTGCAAATTTTTAAGCAGGGTTTCACCGGACACTTCCCGCCGGGTGACCTCATCAAACAGTCCCACAAAATTTATCAGGGCCCTGGTACGGTTCTCCAACTCGCGCTGGAACTGTTCTGTAACTTGCCGCTCCCGTTCGATGCCTCTGGCCCGAATTTCGTCTAGCTTGGATTCAAGCTCCTGCTTCAGCTTTTCGGTCTCTCTAAGCAGGTTCTCATTCGTCTCTTTAACCTTAGTCTGGTATTCCTCAAGGGCTTTCGCCAGGTCGGAATAATATGTCTCAGCTACTGTTTTCAGCTCAACGGCCAGTTTTTTAGCATCCTGTGCCTGGGTTTTCATAGCCTCGCGGGTGTCGTGTACCTGCTTCTCTAACTGTGCCTGCGCCCTTTCCTCGTCTGCTAGCTTTTTGTTTAACCCGTCAATCCGTTTGGCTAAGTCCTCCGCCGTCTCACCTTCCTGAACTCCGGCTGCGGTAGCTTTCTCCAGCTCGGCCCTGGTAGCGGCAACAACGGCCTTCTGGCCCTCCAGTTCTTCAGACAGCTGCCGGTACTTCAGGCGCAGGATTTCCACATTATCCCCGGCCATCTCTGCCCGAACCATCTCTGTTTCGTGCATTGTTTGCAGGGTACTCAGCGCTGTTTTTATAGCGTCAGCCGTGCCAGTCCAGACGGTTTTGGATTTTTCTGCTGCGGCTGACATTTTGCCGCCGGCGCCAGATGCGGCACTCCCCAGGCTATCAAAACTGGGGGCGATGTCATCAAGGTCGGACTGCAAACCTTTCAGACTGTCACTTATTTTCTGGGATTGTTCGTCCAATTGCCGAAAGTCGGCCATGCTTGTGCTTGTGCCAGGCTTAATCCTACTCTCAAGGGTAGCCTGCTCTTGTTCAATCATCCTGCGAATCTGGGCATGGACATTGCGGATTTCGCTTCCCAGAGATGGTATCCAGCCTAAAAGTTTTTCGTATGCTGCGGCAATTGCGTCAATCGCCTTTAACACACCAATTTTGAGGTTACCCCAGGCTTGAAGGCCGTAGTATTTTACAATATCCCAGTTCTTGTATACGGCTACGCCAGCAGCAACAAGCACGCCTAAAGCGGCAATAACCAATCCTATCGGTCCGGTTAAGACCGTAAATGCCCCGCCAAGAACTGGTAAAAGAGCTGATAGCTTACTTACAAGAGACATAACTGTCCCAAATACTGTAATGACTTTACCAATAACAGTCAGCAAAGGCCCAATGGCAGCGGCTACCGCAGCTATTGCTATGATTGTTTTTTGAGTCTCCGGACTAAGTTCTTTAAACTGTTTCAAAAGCTCATTTAGCTTCGCTATGAAAGGCGTAATAACAGGCAGAAGAATCTCACCGAATGAGGTTGCGAGGTCTTTTAAGTCTTTTGACAAGGAACGCATTGAACCGGATGCGCCCTCAGCTTCACGGGCTGCCTGCCCCTGGGCATCAGCTGTCTGTTCCATTATCAGCGCGAGGGTGGCGGCCTGCTTGGAAGCCAAGTCTAACTCTTTACCTTCAGCAACTAAGCCCATCTCCATGGCTTTTGTTTTTATTATAGCCTCGTTGACAGCCATGCCGTAGTTATCCAGCATGGAATTATTGCCCTTCAAGGCCCCGGTTAGTGCCCTGACAGCATCCTGGACACTGCCGCCATACATTGCCGTCAAGTCACCGGCCAATTCAATTAGCGTCTGCGCCTGCTTCGCGGCCTGCTCCTCAGTAAGACCTCCTATATTCTGAAGCAAAGAGCCCATCATATTGGCATATTCAAGGGCTTCGCCTTCAGCTATGCCGTAATAATTCGGGAGACTATCAGCCCAATTTTTTACAGCATCGGCAGCGCTTTTATAAACCTGTTCAGTTGCGCCAAAGGCGTCCTGCAAGTCAGCCGCAAACTTAAATGAAGCCGCTCCAGCAGCCGCAATGGGGGCGGTAACTTTCAACGACATATTTTGACCAATATCAGATAATTTCCCGCCAACGTCTTTTAGTTTGCCACTCGCCGCTTCGCAGGATTGGGCCAACTGATGCCACCTGTTGCTTTGCTTCTCCAACTCAGCGGTGGTCTTTTTAAGTTCAGCCTCTGTGTTGGTCATTTGCGCCTTGGCATTGTTAAGCTGGATTGCAAGGTTCTGTGTGGCCTTGGCATCAGCACCTTTGGATTCCACGGACTTCTTGTAAGCCGCCTCCAGCGCGTCAACCTTCTGCTTTTGTAATTCAAACTGCCTCGTTAAGGAATCGGCCTTCAGTTTTAAACCTTCTGTGCTTTTGCCGAAGTCTGCCAATTGTGCGGATGCAGCTTTAAACTCGGACTGAACAACTTTAAGCTCGCGGTTGAGTCTCGTTATACCCTGCTGAAAGCCGGTCTGGTCCATACTTACTTTTGCTACAAGATTTCCGACTTCGGCCATTTGCCACACCTCTTTTATAAATAAAAAACACCCTGTTTAAAGGGTGTTTTTAAAGTGATTTTGTTGAATTATTTGCTTAACAACTTTTCAAGGTTTTTATTCAACCTGCTTAACTGGTTCATAATAACCCAATTCTGCTCTACTAAGGCGCTTAGATAAGTTACCTTGGCCTGTTCTTCGGCTTTGGCGAAGCTGAGTGCTAGCCCAGCTTTAAAAATATTGTTCGCTAATAAATCCTGTGCCACGCGCTGTACTACGGCTAAATCTTGCGGGTTTAAGCCCTCCAGTCCGTATCTTGCTTTAAACTTCTCTAACTCCTTCTGCTGCTTTTCCTCCGCGTTTTCTCTTTTCCCGAATAATGCCATAAATATCCTCCTTTATGGTAATCTTTGTATTATAAGTATAGGCCATAAAGAAGGAATATAAAAGACCAATTCTAAAGCACCTGGTCAATGAAGCCCATCTTGGNCTTTTCTTTNTTCTTTTTGCCGATCATCATTTCCATATGCACGTCAAGCAGCGCGTACAGCTTGCGTGGGGAACAGCGCCAAAACTCTTTTTCCGACATCCCCAGGACAACTGTCCCCAAATAATAAAGAAAATCCCAGTCCCAGCCCGGAGAACCATCTACGGGGTATCCAGGGCCGGGGTCTGGGAGTTTTTTGGGTCTGGCAGGTAATAGGCTATTGCCTTCTGGATTGTCTGTGCTACTTCTCCCAGGTTGCTCGGGTCAATCATTTTCCCCACGGCTTCTTCGGTCAAGGTCGCATCTTCATGCACCAAACCGACCCAGACTACTGCCCGGAGTGCCTTCAGCGAACCTTTTTCAGCATTACCAAGGATAGCGAACACGTCACCGTGTGCCTCTTCCAGCACGCAAAAGGCGTTCAAATCCAGCCGCAGGTGACGTTCCTTGTCCAACATGATGGGAAATTCTTTGTCGCGGACGTTGTTTTTACTCATAAATTACCTCCATAACACTGGCTGGGGAATTAATCCCCATTGTTCCCAGTTATATATCGTTTTTCGGGATACAGAAACACCCAGTTCTTTTAATGCTTGTACCACCTCATCAGGTGTCATATAAATAGACCTCCAATCAAAACTAAAGAGAGGGCTACAAGCACCCTCTCTCTACATTTCATCAGACCTCAGGCGGTTCATACACCGAATCGAACCATTNGCTGACGTCAATCTCAGGNTCATCCGAATCCAGATCGTCTTCATCGACAACTGCCTGCCAGGCACCGTCGTATATCCGCTTCACGAATGTGCCTGTAATCGTCGGGATCTGAAACTCAGGGGTGTCCTCTTTTGTCCTGTACTCCTGTTCGGGCAGATTAAACTTGCCCTTGTAAAGCCAGACATAGCGGTATTTGCCGTTACTCTTGACGCTCCTGAACCCTATCGCCACGTAAGGGGCAACATCATCGGCGCTCCGGTACATTACGCCGCTCGTAACAGTATGCCCCAGCAAATCGGCCTGGACGTCCAAGGACAAGTCCTTGACATTCAGCTCAACAGTAATCTCATCCAGGGAACTCGCCACCTCGTCAGGGCCGTCGTCAGCATACAGTGTCGCTGTATTTGATGACGGGCTGATTCTTGCGCTGATTGCTCCGGCAATTTTTTTAGGCTTGTCGGTGCCGCCTGTCCCGTAATCATACTCGACGCCCGTTTTTTCATCGTCGGTTTTCAGTTTTATATAGTGTAAGTCCCTTAGACCTACTTGTACTCCTGCCACGTTACTCGCCTCCTTAATCCATAATCCTGTTAAACAACTGCGTTAAACCATGTGCTGGCCTGAGTGAAACCGGTTNCGTCCTCGTCGCCAATGGACTGCCACTTGTTGTCTTTAATCCGCTTGACAAATGNCCCAACAAGGGTGGGAACCTGGAATTCCGGCGTGTCTTCTTTGGTTCTGTACTCTTGTTCCTGTAGCTGAAATTTGCCTTTGTAAAGCCAGATATAGCGGTATTTTCCATTAGATTTCAGACTTTTGAAGCCAATCGCCACGTATGGGGCGGTATCATTGGCCTTCTTCACCATGACTTTGTCAGCGCCAATCGTATGCCCCAAAAGCGCGGCCTGGACGCTGAGGGGAATATCTTTTGCCTGTAACTCGACGGTGATTTCACCAAGTGAACTGGTCACTTCGTCCGGGCCGTCATCGGCGTAGAGCGTTGCCGTATTTACGGCAGGGCTTATCCTGGCGCTAATTGCCCCGGCAATTTTTACCGGGGAATCATATGTGACTGCTGCGCTGGTATCTGCCGTCAGCAGCGCGTAGTGCAGGTCTTTTAAGCCAACCTGTACTGCCATCAACCATCAACCTCCTTTGTAATTCCGTATCTTAAAGCGCGGTGAAAAACTTGCGTATCGTCCTCATAAAAATCGGCCCCTCCTGCTCTGGAGAAGCCGATTGATTTCATTACCCTATCCACTTCGACCGCAACGGGGTCGGGGTTTTCTTTTGACCAGATGTCCATCTGGTAGACCATCCGAGAGGAATATGCCGCATCGTCGGCATAGTTGGCGTCAAAGTTTGTGATTTCAAAAAAGGTTATCCTGGGGTATTCGTCGGCATTAGGAGCTTTGACTGCGTAGATGCGGGAGCCACCGAGTTTGTCGGTGATAGTTGTATCGCTTGTCAGCGCAGTTTTGATGGCGCTTTTCATGGTGATCATCGTTTCTTTGCCAACTCCTCCCGCAGCACATTACCCATCGCGTCAAATATCTCTTTTTGCTTTTCCTCTAAAGCAGGCCCTATGAACGGACGGGCAGCCATCTTAGAAGTCCCAAATTCGAGGAACACCCCATAAAACGCCGACCTGTTTGGCCCTACTTCGATGTATTTAACGCCTTCCTTCGACCTTTTCACGTTGCTTTTCTCAATGCTTTTTGATAGTCGACCCGTCCGGCGCGGTGCTCTTTTGCTGATTGCCGCCCGCAGGATTTCTGCGCCTTCACGCAGGGCCTTGTTCTCGGCACGGGCGGCTATCCTCTCGCTTAATGCGTTCAGCTCTTTTAGCAGGTCATCCAGGCCAGTCAATTCGACCTTAGCCACTTGACACCGCCTCCACCATGATTTGCAGCCACCTGCGCCGTCCCTCCAGGTCAATAACGGCTTTGATTTCGTAATCCTCGCCGTCCCAGCGCAGCCGCATGGCCGGGGTTATATCCTTTCGGTAACGCATTGTAAAGCGTACCTGGTGCTGTGCCTGGACTGCCGCGGCCTGGTAATACTCCCGGCCTGAGATAGGTTCAACTTTCGCCCAGGCAGAATAAAGCGGCTCCCAGGTTTCTGTCGGGTAGCCGTCAGTATCGGCACTGGTTTGTTTTTGCATGAGAGAAATGCGGTGGCGTAGTTCACCGGGGTTCATCGACCTCACCCCCGCCCTATTTCTTGGACCAGGACAACGGTTACATCCTCGTCAGTGGGCGCGTCTCCAGCAGTTAATGTGATTCTCCCACCCAAGAACCGCGGGAAGTAATCAAACGGGCCGAATATCACCTGTTGCTCTACAGCGACCGTTAATTCAAGCTCTTGCCCTTCGGCGTCATACTGGGGGAAGTATACGTCGGTTGAGCCGCCGGAAAATTGAACAGTGTCAATGTCCGTAGTAAAGGGTGTAGAATCAACCCCGGATGCCACGGCGGTAAAACCGGGGATGCCGGTATCTTCCACACCATCCTCCCCAGTAATAGCGGCGGCGATAAGCGCGGCGGTATTTTTTGCATCGTCAGGGATAAATGTATCATTGTCTGCTTTCATCGCTAAAGTGACCATAATAACGTCATCTTCAAGCACAACATCAAGGTCTGTCGCCTCGTCAACGCTGGGGACGACCACTTTAATGCCGTATTTGTCGCCATCAGGGCCTGGCTCGTCGCACGTAACGGTGACAACGCCATCGCCCTCACTGATCTGCGCAGATGCGTTGGTGTCGTCTATTCTGACTTTTTGTTCAAGGGTGACGGTCAACGATTCCTCTGCCTGATCTGCGTTGTCAATCGCTATCAGGACAGGTCCGCGTGCTGGCGGCACATCTACGGTTGCAGAATCTATTTTTCCATCCCAGGTGATTTTCTGCAAAACAAGGGTTCTTTGGCTTAATTGTGCCCAACTTTTGGGCAATGTCATGTGTTCTCACCACCAGTCAGGGCTTTTTCGGCGTTCTCTTTGCCCTGTATGCGCGTCCCGTCCGGAAGTACATACCAGCCGCCGCCAACATGCCGGGGGTGTGCCTCGGGCTTTGCTTCGCCTTGCCTTACTTCGGCTGCTGCTTCGGGCGT